AGATAGTTGTTGCAGAATGGGAGAAACATCTTGGTGAAAAGATCAACTTGATCTACAAGCCAGGTGCAAGAGACCAATTAGGACCAAACGAGTTCCAAAACGAACTTAGGTTCGACGACAAGACAATACTTGTATCACACGGTGGTAACGGTATATCATATCTTGTTGAACCTGTTGACTACAATTACTTTGATTGGGAGTCGGTAGGACACATGAACCTTAACATCATTGTGGGTGCAAGGAAGAACGCAGATGTTCTAAATGGCCCTATACAATTTCCCTCAGGATCAGGAATGACTCCAGAGATTATGGCAATCGTTATGTTGCTTACAGGACCAAACGGTGATCCAGTAAAAACATTTGAAGAGAAGATTGTTTGGGTTAAAGGTATGAAGGGATCTGAGAGAAGACTTGCTTTCATTAGAGGTGACTTAAATGCCACAAGAGAAAATCCTGCCGCATACAAGAAACACGTGTTGCCTGTAATCAAAAAAGGCGACGCATACACATGGTTCCATCATGGACTACTGAATGTGAAAACAGGAAATCACGACAAGGATCCAAACTTCCAAGAACCAACATTTGAAGCATTGTATGAAGAGATGTGGTTGACCGAACCAAGTGGTGACTTCTATGATGCATACAAACTTGTAAAAAGTTGGAGAGATGCATTACAGAAAGCGTTCTGGGTAAACGCAGGTAATCCAAACAAACAAAAACTTGTTGACGCTCTGGACAAAATGATTAAAGATCCAGAGTCAGTTGCCGCTATTGAAAAGAAAGTGGGCAAGTACGAATGGAGAACAGGTGCAGAGGGTGATGCCGCAGTGAGAACACTAAAGTCATTCATTACACCGGGTGCATTGAAAACACTATCTGATTTTGGAAAAAATCAATTAGGATACAATGCAATCTACAAGGAAGAGTTGACCAAGTAGATGTATATTTTGTTTACAGGGGCACCAGGATCAAAGTGGAGTAGTGTTGTTAAAAATATCTATTGGAGTGATGACATAGATCACTCTGACTACTCCGAGCAGAGGCGCTACTTCCACGATGCTGATACCCCTGGACGCAAACACCTTATGCACATTGGTGCGTATTGGGATCCGGGAATGGAGTTTGAGAACGACGACTGGGATGGCCCATTCGGCGAAGAACGCAAAGGCAAACGTATTGTAAAGTCACATACCTTTGCACATCAACTTGATGCACTTAAACCATCCGGATATCCGATAGTGATGGTGTACAGGAATGACTTCGAATGTTTGGAGTGGTGGAAACTTTGTGGTGAGTTTAACATCACGTACCCCAACTATCAGCACTTTGACAATCTGAACAGTATGTGGAATCACATACAAGCAGAGAACAAAGACATAATGCAGTTCATAAAGGAAAATAAAGATAGAATTACTAAACCAAAAGACAATGTGGACCTTTGCAGGTTGTTAGGAATAAGTTTTCCTGATACAAAAGGTAGGCTACATAATTACGCAGACAAAGGAATACAGGTATATGTCTACAAGTAATTGGGAAGACGCAAAAGCACGAAGCAACTATCACTTCAACAAATGGCACAAAGACACTGATTGTGTTAAGCATTTAGGAAAATTCACAGGCGGGTGGCAGACAGAATTACAGGACGTAATTAACGATGCTAAACCTTTGAACTGGTCAAATCGCCGAGAAGGGACGGGCAGAGAAAATACTAATATAAATGTAGAAGCAGAAGAGAATGATCTTAAGATGGCAGGCGCTGATCCCAAGATGACAATATACAGAGGACTGAAAGACTTTACAAAGTGTCCCACACTGCAAAGGATGACTGACTACTTTGCACTTGAATCTGTTAAAAGCAAACTACACATCCAATTCACTGGAGAAGTTCTAAATATGCATATTGATAAGTTGTACGACCTAGACTCTGATCCTAAAAATGTTATCAGAATAATGGTCATGCTACAAGACTGGGAACCAGGGCAATTTATTATGTATGGTAATGAACAGTTTGACAGGTGGAGAGCAGGGGATATTCACACATTTGATTGGCCAAATATACCACACGCCACGGCAAACGCCAGCAACAAGCCTCGTCCTATGTTGGTTATCACAGGTGTGATATCTGACAATACACGTAAAATCTTATCAAAGCCTATCAAGAAAAGAGTTTGACCATTTGCACATCTAATATATAATGTCAGTACATGAACAAGAAAATATTTGCCAAACTGTTGGGGCACTCTCTGAACGATATTGCTAAGATCACACAACCTTTCATAAAAGAAACATTTGGAGTAGAAGTAAAACGTTGCGAAAGTCTGGCAGAGTATTGCAATGTAATAGACGACGCCTGTTTACACAAATACTTCTCAAAGTATTGGCAGAACGATATGAAAAAATGGAAGTATTCGGGTCTGTCACTCATTAATGAGGTCAACGCACTAAAGCCTAGGTCAGTCCTTGACGTAGGGTGTGGCTACAACGAATTCAAAGGCAAGATAGACAACCTTATTGGTATCGATCCCTATAACAGACTAGCAGACATCCATGTGGGTACACTGGAATACAAAACAAAACAGAAGTTTGACGTAATATTATGCTTGGGTTCGGTAAACTTTGGAGGTAGAGACAAGATAATTGCTGAAGTTTCCCGTTGTGTAAATCTTCTAGAAGATGGAGGCACTATGTTTTTTAGGGTGAATCCAGGTATGAAACACGACAAGCCAGAAGCAGACTGGATAGAGTTCTATGCTTGGAACGTGCCATTTATCATAGAACTGTCAGAGATGTTTAATTTAAAGGTTCTAGACATACGTGATGATACAAATCAACGTAAATATTTCGTATATAGGAAAGTCAAGTAGTATTACTGCATATAAACCAGTAGACTTTTGCTTTAATTGTGCTACAATAATGAGTAAATACCATTAATGCAAAAACATACAAAAAGTTTATTAGAAGAATTAAGTTCTATGCCTCTTAAACGAGACAAAGAAGAGGTAGTAGAAAGTCGTGCTTCTCACATATTGGAATCTGCCATACGCCTTTTGACTTACATAAGAGAGAACTTTGACCAGGATACTGCATTTAAACTGGAAAAGAAATTCAATTCAGCACTAAAGAACATGGACGCTTCTAAATTTTCTAAGGGTGTCGCACGTATCAAAGAGAACAAAGACATCAAACAAAACGTATTGAAAATCAAAGACGGCGAATACAAAGAGGACTAACCATGTTGATAGAAGATGTCCTAACAGAATTCAAAAGGACTCACCTAGAACACATCGAGGATATTGTGATAACAGACGGGTATGAGGGTGGCAAAGCGGTTGTAGAATATTTCAGAGGATTGTTGTTAACTCTTAAAGGAACTAGTTCTGAAGCAATGAGTGTGTCAGTTAAATGGGATGGTGCACCTGCTGTCGTTTGCGGTACTAATCCAGACAACGGTAAGTTCTTTGTTGGAACAAAGTCTGTGTTTGCCAAAAACGCCAAAGTAAATTACACAAAGAAAGATATTGCTAATAACCATGGCACAGATGAACTAGGACAAAAATTATTGAAATGCCTCGTGCATCTTAAGAAACTCAACATACAGGGTGTGGTACAAGGTGACCTGTTGTTTACTGATGAGGACATCACACGTAAAAACGTAGATGGCAAACCTAACCTAACATTCACGCCAAACACAATTACCTACGCAGTCCCAGAAGCAAGTGACCTAGGCAAACAGATAGACAGAGCGAAGGTAGGTATCATTTTCCACACGACTTACACAGGTGAGTCATTGGCAGACATGAATGCCCAGGGTGGTGCAAATGTTGAATCGTTCACAAAAAGCAACGATGTATTCTTTGACAACGCAACTTATAAAGATGTTTCGGGCAGTGCCAAATTCACAGACGAAGAAACAACACAATTCTATAACAGTATTGAAAAACTAGAAGAATTACTTAACAATGTGCCAAGGAACTTATCTAGTGTGTTGGGACAGAATCAAGACTTCGTACCCATGTTTCAGATTTATATTAACTCAATGGTGAAGCAAGGACAACTGCCAAACAATGTAAATCAGTTCATGCAAGGCTTCAAAAAGTTCTACATGAATAGAATGCAACAACAGATCTCCGGACTCAAGGCACAGAAGGCTTTACAGTTGAGACAAGACAAGATGAAGCAGATGCCCGTGTTTCTGAACAGGGCAAAGAAACCTTTACAGGCCATGCTGACTTTCTACAAAGCAGTGCAAAAGATGAAAGGCTTCGTACTGAACAAGATGAACCAAGCAATGGCTATAGGTTCATTCCAGCAGACTGATAGCGGACTAGAAGTTACGGAACCAGAAGGATTTGTTGCTGTTGACAAGTCAGGAAATGCTGTGAAACTTGTAGACAGACTAGGATTCTCAAGAAGAAATTTGACGGCTGTCAGCAAATTCAAGAAATAATTCTAAAGTTTTATTAATCTCTACACTCAATTTCTCTTGGTTAAAAAAATTATCAAAATTATATTTCCGTAATGCTTGACTTTGTAGGTAAAAGTCCTGCCATGGAGCGTCACGCAATCTATCACAGACATCAACAATAGTATTGATCCTCACATCTGGATCTCTGTCGAGATCATACACCTCCTCAAAGTAGTTGTTGAAAGTTTTAAATCCCATCTCTCTTAACTTTTGCAAATAAAGGTAGTTGCCATGCACAACAAATAATTGCTGGGCTATGATTGGCTTCCATATCTTTTCAGTCATGAACACTTCGTAGTCATTGTCATTGGTCTCACTGACAATACTACAAGCACTATCATTGTAGGGTTTTTCAAAAATGTCTTGATCCATTCCATACTGTGGGTAGTTCTGTGCCCATGGCAGTTCGTATTCGGCAGGCAGTTTTCGATGTGGCCAGTTGGTGTGTAAACTTTTTTCCAGTATGCCCTTCGAGTGTAGTTTGTTATAAAGTTTCTGCCTATGTGGTCGTTGCATTTTGTTGAGGTATAAAAAGTCGAAACGTTTTTTAGAGTGGTCAAAATTATAATTTTTATCTTTATGTTTGGTGAACATGTAGAACCAAAACCAACTTACACCACCTGTCCACTTAATATGCTCTATTTCTATTAAAGGATACTGTGGTTTGTTGTTTATGTTCTGCAAAGATTCCCATGGGTTGGCTTTTATGAAAACAAATCCTTGGCTATGTAGGAGTTCACAACGTTTTTTAAGTTCAGCCTTAAATTCACTGTTGTCATTGATTCTGCAGTTTGCCTGTCTCACATCTATTATTGCGAACCTACGATCGTAAGCATCTAGATCATAATTGTGAAGTGTGTAGTATTCCCCTGTAAAATCGAATTGTTGGTCTTTCATGCTATTCATACCAATGAACTGCTCTAATTTGGTGTGATAGCCTGTCTTCATTACATCAGTTAATATAAAATTCCTTTGCATATGCTCTATAAATATGTGTATGTTAACACCATTTTTAAAGTATGTATCTGAAGGCAAAGTAATAAGAAGGCATAGTGACTTGCAGAGGTTCAGTTTCCCGGAAGTCACGGAGAGAATATATCTCAGTTTTCTAGCATTGGCATTGATGAGCCAATTGAAAGACAGCAAACAATTTACCAAAATGTACACAGACCAAACAATGGCGAAGGGTACATTTGATCAGGTTAGGATGGTCAACAACGATCTTGCAAACATGTTGGCAATAGTTTCTGGAGACCCCGAGATTACAAAGAAACTTAAAAACAAAAACGAAGCACAGGCCATGAGACAAAGGCAACCAGTACCGGTCATGGCCCTACGCAGGTACATGAGAACATGGGAAGACCACTACAAAAATCTCACACAACTAGAAAGAGCATTGAATATAAATGACGGCAACTATCGTAACGTGAGAAGGGCAGTAGCCAACTACAGGAATTTAAACTCACGTCAAAGAACAAACACAATCAAAACACTAAACAGGATGTTAAATGCAAAGTTGCCCAGCACTGACCTGCAAAGAAGATTCAAACAGTTGACCCCATCAGATGAATAAGAACAGTTTCTGGGTGTTGTATGGACAGCACACAGCACCTACCCATTTAGAAGATGCAGGCAACGGACAGGAACTTCAAAGAAATGCCGCTCTGCAATTTGTTGAAAGTTGGCGTACGTGCCTGGACATAGGTAGCAACATAGGACAGTGGACACGACCTCTAGCGAAGCAATTCGAACAAGTGATCTGCTTTGAACCAAACCCCAATTTCAGAGAGTGCTTTGAAAGAAACATACGAAGCAGTAACGTTACCCTATTTCCCTATGGCCTGTCTAACAGAGAGCATCATGCCCGACAAGACTTCAACTCAACGATTCTCAATGACGGGGATGGAGATATAGAATGTAGGACCCTCGACAGTTTCAACCTAGGCAACATAGACTTTGTTAAAATAGATGTGGACGGCTTCGAAGTGCCACTTTTGGAGGGTGCTAGGAACACACTCACCTATAACGATCCTGTGATCAATATAGAAATGAAAAGAGACAAGAGATTAGACATAGTGTATAAAAGTGAGTCCATATTGAAAGAACTAGGTTACACATTCCGTAAACGTACTAAAAGTGACGAAGTATGGACAAAATCGTAATATTACAGCATAATTTACCAAAATAATTTATAAATACTTACAACTTGATTCCAGAGCGGAATCAAAGTCATTATAATCAGATAAAAAGGAGGATTAAAAATGGCACAGGCAGGACAAGCACAAGGTAACGGTGGTTTAGCCGGAACTTCAAATGGTCTAGGTATAAGAACAAGAATTATTAACCTAGCCAAGTCTAACATGACAGAAACTGAACTTAACACGGCATTAGAATACTTAATGGCGGGTGATGTTGCTGGAACAAACGACGCACACACAATCGCGGCGGTGGCTCCATTGACAGAGTCAGGTATTTTCACAAGCGGAACTACTGACGACGTTCAAGTTGCAATCCAAGGTACAGGTGCGGCAACAGCCGGCGCTAACTTTGGTACAGGTTCAACTGGCGTAACTATGTCAATCCTAGCAGACTTTATTGCACATCCGTAATAAGGTAAGTTAGTTTTAACTAAAATTAAAAGGGTGGGCATTAATTTGCTCACCCTTTTTTTACGACTTAAATATTCCTATGCATGAGTATCACGTCCACACACTGGTAGATATTACCGACAATGGTAATCTGCACAAACAGTTTCCATTCAAGACTGTGTCAGGGGATCTGATACATGACAAACACAGCCTGGCTGTGGCTCGTAATCAGAATGCAAACTTCAACACGGTGGTACAACTGCTTCAGTTGAGGGGTAACATAACCTGGGAGACTCCTCCCATCAAGATGGAATTGGCAACACTGGCGAATCACTGCTTTGGACATTTCTATGAGGGCAAACAGAACATATGGAATTTTCAGTTTTTCGTTGAGCAGTCCGGTATTTACGGTGATATGCGAGAACCGACATCTTTGCTAGGCCAGGACTTCCATCAGGTACCTGTGGTTAGTTTCTGTAAGGAGACAGTGACGTTCCCAAACAGTACGTTCGACACACTTGATTTGCAGACTATAAACACGTACTTTTCGTACTCTGGACCCACAGATAAATAATAATACATTTTAGGCACAAATAAAAAACTTTTAAAGGCTCATTCAGGCAATGTTTCAGGCACAGTTTCAGGCTATAGGTCAAGAGATCAGAGAGATCAAAAAGGAACTTAAAGAGTATATAAGATTAATGAGTACAACAGATTTAGAAAAACAGAACCTAGAAGCACACGTGGACCTTTGTTCAGAGAGATACAAAGGCTTACACGACAGGCTATCAGCGATCGAACTGCGACTAGGAAAAATGAATGAAGACATGATCGCTGGACAAAAGAGTTCATCAAAAACTATCATAGCGACAGCAGGCACAGTTGTCGCAGGTTTGCTGTCCACAGTGGTGGTAATCCTGATGAAGATGCCAGGCTAATACACCAACAATACATGTTCATACAAATAGCACCCAGAGTCAAAGTTTACGTGACCGATGATGACATGACGTTCATACAGTCACACTGGAAGGATTCATTCCGTGGGAGTTCTCTACCAACACAGGATCAAGACAGAGTTAAGAAATTGGCAGACAAGGCCATTTTTGTTAGAAAGAAACTTGACAACGACGTCCAATATGCTTTAAATAGGAAGATAAGGATGATTCGAAGTGCAAAAGAAAAATAAAACAGAACTGGTAAAACAAATTGAGGCCTACGGTCTCAAAACCAAACTCGCTGACCTGGCTAACAAAGAACAGGCACGTAGGCCCTTTAGGCATTTACCCAAGCAATTCTCCAAAGGTATTCTCATTGGCAATATTGCCATCGTGCCAAAGAAATGGTCCGGGACTAGATACGTGTATGTGATAGCAGATATGATGGAGGCCAACGTGATACACGATGATATCAACCTTAAGCAGACTGCCATACTCGTGGCTCACCATCTGGCTGATGGGAAGTCAGTACCATCCAACCTGCTAGAATTAGATACAAAGTTTGCATCACAACTTTTCGATATACAGAATGCAAAACGTATGATTAAAGAGGCGCAGAAAGCAAAGGACAGTCAAGTGGAGGACGTGTATTGGGATAGATTAGATGCCGCTAACCACCTAGCGGACGACTGCAAAGCCAAAATACAAGATATCTTTAGTTCTACGTTCGGAGCGTAGATTATAAATAACACTATGCAAAGCACAGAACTTACAAAACCAGTAACAACTGAGAGTTTACTATCAGAGTTTGAGTCAAGATTCAATCAAACTATGGATCTAAGCAAATACACAAAAGAAGAATTAGAAGACACTGCAAATCATATCAGAACAAAAATACACGAAATTACACAAAATACACACTTTGGACAAGAATTAAAAGACAACACCTATCAAAAAAATCAAATGATGTTGGACATTGTTAACCAAGCGATCTCAGAAAGGAAACTAGGTGAGTATGGCGGGGGTATGGCAGGTTCTATTATTGGCAAAGCACACGGTGAGATCAAAGATAAACTTTCAAAAGGACAAGCAGTAAGTCCAGCAGATAGAAAAGCGGCGGCAACTGCAATGAAGACAGAAAATCCATTGGCGGCAATGGGCATGGCGGCGGCGACAGCGGCGGGCACAGCGGCAGGTACAAGAGCAGTGGACAGAATTGCAGACAAACTTGGTGCATCCAAAAATCACAAAGGTAAAATGCTAAAGAAAGAGGGTGTTGAAGAACAGTCAGAATTAATATTAGCGGCCAAGGACATGATGGATAAAGTCACAGGTTACTTGGAAGACCTAGCATCAATGAAGACAGAAGGTATGCTAGAACTAGCAGACAGAATCAGAGACGAAATGGGAGCGGACAAGGCAGACGCTTTCATGCAAAAGATCCAGCCAGCGATTGAACAGGCGGAGGCAACTTTAACGACAACTAGGCAAGAACTAGACAACGGTGTAAGGATTTTGACCGGAGAAGAAGTTGCATCAGAACCTATGGGCGCCGATGACACGATGGACATGGACACAGACAATCTAGACTCACTGGACTCTGAAGGCGGAGAAGAGACAGATGAGTTTGGAGCCTCTGATGCCGAAGCAGGTGGAACTGAACCCGAAGGCAGAGAGCAAAGAGAATCCAAAGAAGTATTTGAGGCGTCAAATAGAATACTAGGCACACTTGCGGGGAAGTAACCCTGTGAGATTTTTCGAATTCAAAAAAAGAGATACGGACTTAGAGTCGGCACTTATAAATGTTTTAATGAACATGAAGGGCGACGCTGACGAAAAAGACAAGCCAACAGATATTAGTATGGATGCCGTCAAACAGATCATGAGCAACACAGGTTATCCAGCATTCAACTACGATGTTTTTAAAAGGATTTACGACCAAGATGGTGATCTAAAGAATGTCGTAGCAGATTTTGACAATGACAAGATTGTCGTAAAAACAGATGCAGAGGCAGACAAAGATCCTGCGATGGATTATGATGACCAAGGATCTACTGATGTGGTTAAGAAGATGGCCAAGTCAGCAATGAACAGAAGAAAATAATTACAGAGCTTTTACTATTTCAAACATTTGCGGATAGATTTTTGTCCAGTCAGTACCACGCCTACGATCTAACTCATCAAGATAAATTTTAAATTGTTTGAGCCTTTTTGTATCTGGCTCTTCCGCTTTGAATTCGATCATGTTGCCCTGCATGAACTTTTTCTGATTCACCTTCACAGAATCTGGATGACCATTTGTGTTGACATCAAAAATTTCTATGGCTTCTTTTAACCCCCAATCATTAATTTTTGATCCAAATATTCCAGGATATAGATAGGCTTTTGGATCATTATTTTTGTTCATCGCTTTGGTCATGCTCCAATATATTGGCTTGATTTTACTACACTCATTGATGTACTTTGCCAATGCAGGCATTCCAGGAACAGCGGTTACAGTCAAGGCACTGTTAATACCTTGTTCAATTCTCGTGTTGTGCAAGATATGTTCAAAGTTTTTAATTGCAAGTTTCAAGTCTAGTCCAGTTCGCACGTACTCTCCCTCTGGACCTAATGCATCGCAACTGAAAAAAATCTGTATTTTGTCTAGCCTGTTTGATTTTAGTAATCTCTCTAATCTATCTATCCATCCTTTGAACCTTTCATGTTCAACATTATGATTACTGAAGAACACCAATGTAAGGTCAGGATAGTTTCCCTTTTCTAACATCTCGATAAATCTAAAGGTCTCTTTCTGTAGAAAAGGTTCTCCACCAAGCACTATTATTTTGTGAAGTTTTTGCAGATTCTTCTCAAACCACTGGAATAACATTTTCGTATCTCTTTCAATGTTTGGATTTGAAGTAAATTTATGATAATCTAATTTGACTCCCTCTTTATCAAAAAGTCCAAAACGTTTTTCTTCTTGGTGTATCTGTGAACTGTAATGGGCCGCACAGTATATACATTTCTGATTACAGGTGTTGCCCCAATATACTTCAAGGATCCTTGGAGTTACTTCTACTGCTTCGGGATCATTTTCTAATTCTGGAGGTGCTGTCGTCCCCTCCATTTCAAGGTGTATAGTTCTGTCCGATTCTCCACCTGCCTGTTCGATGTGCTTACAGTGTTCACACCCATTGCCCGGCCATTCTCCACGTAACATTTTCTTTCTATCTTCTATCTTGCTTGGTGTATTATGAAAATTAAATCCACCATCTGCTGTGTATTTTTCAAAGCCTGCCTTGTGGCAACTGGCACTTATTCCATCTGTGAGATACACTGTGCTTTGCGTCCATTTCAATTGGCAGGCCAATCCCTTACCGGCAAGTGGAAAACGTTTAGGTGGTTGTTTTGATATTCCCATTATCTCATTCCATGGGTTAGATTATCAGTTGTGATATATGGCATTATAATGTATAATTATCTTTATGAAGTTTACCGAAGACGTTTTAAAGACCAAAGGCATAGTATATTACCAAAAATATCCCTATGGTGAATTGGCCAAAGTCACAAAGAACAAGAAGAGGCACTATGAAACTCCTGATGGCAGGGCGGTACCCAGTGTGACAACTGTGCTATCAGCCACCAAGGACATGACACACCTCCACGCATGGCGTAAGAGAGTCGGTGCAGAAAAGGCCCAACAGATCACAACAGAGAGTGCGAACATAGGAACAGTCATGCACCGTAGCCTAGAGAAACACGTGAAAGGTGAAGACAGAACACCAGGATCAAATCTCATACAACAGAAAGCACATACAATGGCCAACGTGATCATTGACAATGGCTTAAATGATGTAAGTGAAGTTTGGGGATCAGAGGTTTCATTGTACTATCCGGAACTGTACGCAGGCACAACTGATCTGGTAGGTGTGTATAAGGGTGAGCCTGCCATAATGGATTTCAAACAGGCAAGGAAATTGAAGAAGAAAGAATGGGTAGAAGACTACTATTTGCAGTTGGTTGCATACGCAGAAGCACACAACAAGATGTATGATACTCAGATCCGGACAGGACGTATCTTTATATGCACACAGAACAACGAATACCAAACCTTCGACATAGACAACTACGAGCATTGGGTTGGGCAATGGTATGCTAAATTGGAACAATACTACAAGTCTATACTCTAATAAATAACAACATATGCCGATAGTACAAATATCTAGAATACAACACAGACGTGGAAAGAAAACCGATCTACCGCAACTAGCGGCCGGAGAATTGGGTTGGGCAGTAGACGATCAAAGATTGTACATAGGAAACGGCACAGTGGCAGACGGTGCACCTGCCGTGGGAAACACTGAAATATTGACCACTGGAAGTTCAGCATTCACAACAGCACTGCAACATACCTACAAAGGTTACTTACAAGAATCGACACCTATCACAACATCGGTACAAAGATCTGTAGCCACTAAATTAGATGACGTTGTTTCGGTTAAGGATTTTGGAGCAAAGGGTGACAGCTCAACAGCGGACCTTTCTGCAATCCAAAGTGCGATTGATGCCATCTACAGAAATTCAGATAAAACAGACACAAGGTCTAGAAGAAT